ATTATATTAAAGCAGGAGAAGTATAATGAACAACGTACACCAACTAACCACCGCGAGTAGTGACACACTACTAACTGATGCACCAACACTCGCCTCATCTGCAATGCTCGTAGAACTCAACATATCTTCATGGGAAGGTCGCGCGAAAGATAAGAAAGCCTCCACCAAAGTAACAGAAGATGCTCAAGCAAAGAAGGGTGTCGCAAACGTATACAAAAAATTACTCGGTGATTGTGATGAACTTAGCGCGCTTCGAACTCATGTCACTGCTACTCGCGGTATGCACTCAAATATGACGATGCCTTGGTCTAACTCTGGTTTGCGTCTGTTACCTACAGCGCAGTACTTCAAATATACCGAAGCTATGTCTAAAATGCAGAATGAGTTTGAGAGCTTGAAGAACAAATTCTTGACCGCGTACAACGACACAGTGGTAGATGTACAGCTAGAGCTTGGCACTTTGTTCTTACGTGAGGACTACCCCACAGTAGAAAGTCTGGACAGCAAGTTTGCTTTCCGTATGAACTACACGCCGTTGCCAGATGTCGGTGACTTCCGTGTCGATGTGGGTAACGATGCACTACGAGAAATCCGTGAAGAGTACAGCAACTTCTACACCGCACAATACAATACCGCTATGAACAACATGTGGACACGTTTGCACAAGGCACTGGCAAATATGTCTGAGCGCCTAGACTATAGCAGTAAAGAGGACAAGAAAGTATTTCGTGATACGCTCGTTGGCAATGTCAACGACATGATAGAACTACTACGTGTGTGTAATGTTACGCAGTCGATCCAGATGTCTGACATGGCAAACAAACTCGAAGAGGCGATGTCTGGCGTTACAGCGGACGCATTGCGTGAGGACGTTACGTTCCGCGCCGAAACCAAAGCGGCAGTCGATGCCGCTATGAAATCACTACCATCATTAGATATATAAACAAGAAGGAAGAACAACATGACTAATCAAGCACACTCAATGTACCAAATAAACTTACCACAATGCGTCGATCTAATCGTAGCGGTGGGTCACAGACGAACCGTCCTTGCTCAAGGTGATATGGGCAACGGTAAATCATCTATGATACACATGATAGGAGATAAACTTCCAAAGCATCGCAAAGTATATTTCGATGCAACCACAAAAGACCTTGGCGATATTATGATACCGTCCATGCAGTCTATCGAACGTGATGGTTGCGTCCGTATGATTCCTAACGAAGAACTAGGCATACACTTAGATGGGCCGATTATTCTTATGCTCGACGAGATTGGCAAGGCGAACCAAGCAGTGAAGAACGCTATGCTACGTCTCATTCAAGAGAGACAAATTGGTAGTTACACACTACACCCTGACAGTGTTGTCTTTGCTACAACAAACAAAGGTAGCGAAGGAGTTGGTGACATACTACCACCACACGTACGTAACCGTATGATTGTGGTGCAGATCAAGAAAACAAATCACATGGATTGGATCGAATGGGGTATCAACAACGGCATAGATCACAGCCTACTTGGCTGGGTTAAAGACAACCCACACCTGATGGCCTCGTTCGAAGATATTAAAGACCCATCTGAGAACCCATACATATTTGATCCGCGAGCGCAACGCGCCGCCTTTGTTACACCTCGCTCACTACATTCCGCATCTGACATATTGAAGTCGCGCGAAGGTATCGACGATATTACTTTGACCGCCGCCTTGATGGGTACGATTGGTGATCGTGGTGCGATGGACTTGATGGCGTTTGTGTCACTATCCGATCAGCTACCTACCTTGCAGTCTATCAAAGACAGCCCGCTTACCGCCAAAGTGCCCGACAGCGCCGCCGCTATATGTATGGTTGTGTATAGAACTATGTCCGCGTTGGACAAAGATTGGATCAACAGTTGGATGGATTACTTACCGCGCCTCGATACAGAAGCACAGGCTATGTTTGCCAATGGGGTACGCGCAAAGAACTATTCCAAGCAGTCAATGGTTATGACGAACAAGAAGTTCACTGATTGGGCTATGGATAACAACCACCTATACACAGCAGATAAGGTATAATCATGGAAAAAAGCTACAACGTAACCGTGGAAGGGTTGGTGTCACGAGTTGTCTGTGTACTCGCCGCCACAGAAGCCGAAGCAGAAGCCGAGGCCAAACAAGAATTTACTTCGGCAGTGGGCGCATTAATCGCTGTCGTGGTGTCAACCGAAAGGAGAGAGAAATGACGCGTGAGGAGTATGAAGACGCGTACCGCATTAGGTGGGAAGAACAACTCAAGTTGGATAAGAAAGCAAACACTATGCTTATCGAACGTCAAAAACCGTCTAAGCATGCAGGCCATAGTAAGATAAGCGGCGCACGCGGTGGCAAAGCAATAAAACATAACCATAAGGAAAAAACAAATGGGTAAAAGATGGACAGACAAAGAGGATGATATCCTCACGACACTTCGTGAAAATGGTATACCTAACAGTGAGGTTGCTTCAATCATGGGTCGATCAACACAGGCAATTTACCAACGTGCGTTTGCGTTGAGACGTAACGAGCCTACGTTTAGTGAAGTTATAGATATAGCTTTTGCCAAGCACGGCATCGAGTTCGGTGAGCATGGCGATTGGTACGAAGGTATGGATACTAAACAGGTGTACAACACGCTCGAGCAAACTTTGGAAATGCGCGAAGAACGTGCGCGTGTGTACCTCGCAACAGAACCCAAGCGCAGTTGGTTTAACCGCCTGTTTGGATGGGGGAAATAAAATGTTAATGGTAAACCAACTAACTGAGGAGCAACGGCTGACAAAAGCCGTTGTGTCCATCATGGGCAGTCCGAAGTATGTCTATCTTGCAGGTGTGCTGATGATCGGGGATCGTTGTATTGTAGACGATATTGCAGACGGCATATTTACAACAGCGTATACCAACGGACGTGACGAGTGCTATGGACGTGTGTTTGTAAGCAGACTCAACGATGCCGAGCTTAGGTTCTTGGTGTTGCATGAAGTGTATCACAAGTTGTTCCGCCACTTGACCACATGGAAACATCTATACTTGCAAGACCCAGAACTCGCAAACATGGCGTGTGACTACGTTATCAATCTAAAGATTGTAGATGATAACTACCAAGATGGTTTCGCTACCATGACAGGTGAACTTGCGTGCGGTTGCTATGATCGTAAGTATGCAGGTATGGATACCGCACAGGTGTACAACTTGTTGCGTAAAGACCAACCGCAAGGTGGCGGCCAAGGTGGTGGCGATGGCGATCCCGAAGATGGTGATGATACGCCCGAAGATGGTAGTGGCTCACTACCGAACGGACACAAACCATTCGACACACACGATTGGGAAGGCGCACAAGAAATGTCCGACGATGAACAGCGCGAACTCGCAAGAGAGATCGACGAGGCAGTACGTCAAGGTGCATTGGTTGCAGGTAAGATGGGCAGTGGTGGTGATCGTAGCCTAGAAGAATTGCTAGAACCACAAGTCGATTGGCGTGAAGTGTTGCGTGAGTTTGTGCAGACTACTTGTACAGGCAGTGACTACTCTACATACCGCCGACCTAACCGCAGGTATCTGAGTGGTGGTATCTACATGCCAAGTGGTGTCAGTGAAAAGGTCGGGGAACTGGTGGTCGCAATCGACACGTCTGGATCAATCGGACAGACCGAAGTCACCGCGTTTCTTTCCGAAGTCAAAGCAATATGTGACACAGTACGTCCAGATAAAGTACGTCTGTTGTATTGGGACACAGAGATATGTCGTGACGAAACGTATGACACGCACGAACTCGATACACTTGTACAATCTACTAAGCCGAAAGGCGGTGGTGGTACAGCTGTAGAATGTGTGACTGAGTACATCCGTGAAGAAAGCATCAACGCGCAAGCGTGTATCGTGATTACTGATGGCGACCTATACAGGGGTTGGGGTCAGTGGACTATGCCTGTGTTGTGGTGCGTTATCGACAACAAGCACAAAGTGCCAGACGTAGGCAAATGTGTACATATTAAATCAAGGGAGATGTAAATGAGTAAAACTTATATTGGAGTGTGGGATTGTACCTTCTACAAAAGCGATGCCGATGGCAACGAACTCAAGAACGCCGATGGTAGTATCAAACTATTCGATGCACCTAAATTAGATATGTCTCACATCGCGGAGTATGTAGACGACGATGATCTAGTGGAGGTGAAGCAATGAGTAAAATTGGAAACTATGTAGTCGGGTTGCAGGAGCAACAGCATTTCATCGAATGTCCTGAGTGTAAGGACACATATCACCAAGGCAAAGTTACAGGCGAGGAGTTCAAGTGGACTGGCGATACGTATGAGCCATTCGAGACATGGGTCGATTGCGACAACTGTAGTGGTCTAGGTGAGATAGAACGTGACGACGACGATGAAGACGAGGGAGCTTCGTGTGGGCAATAACTGCCCACACAGATAATTTAAACTAACCAACAATATTAAACAACAGGATAAAAACAAATGGCACTAACATATTCATCATTCAATAGCTTCGACGAGGTAGTGTATCACTACGAAAGCATAGAACCAATGGGCGGTAGCACTAACAAGGGTAAAGACATCAGACCCATGGGTGATCGCAAACGTAAGTACGAACGTATCGTGAAGATCAGCAACAACTGCTATGCACTATCAGATGGCTTTCACTTTGGTGACGAACACTTTAACTGGGGTTGGGGCTATTATGCTTCACAGACTGAGTTTGTACCTACACTAAAGGACATGGAGAAGTATGCACCTATTATATGGCGCAAGAAACGTGATGGCACAGAACAAGTCACAATACGCAACGGATATGGAGACAATGCACACAACTCACGTTATGCTTTCATAGACAGACACACACCGAAAGGTTTGGGGTTTCGTATCGACAATGGTAAACAGTATGTGACTAAGACAATGGTAAGCGGTAATGGACGGCACTACCTAGCCAAGACCCATACCACGCCGCGTAGTGTCTATGAAGGTATAAAGCTTAGCGCAAACGATAATCATTATGCGGCGAAAGCTAAAAAATGGGCCATGGTACACGACGACAACTCTGCCTTAGTGTTCAACAAAGTCGAGAGTAAAGATAGGTTCTCTGGTACTGACTGGGTACATGTTGAGGGGACAGGACGTCCAATACCAAAAGGCCCGCGTGTGAACAAGAAAGCCAAGGCTAAGTTCAAAGATGCAATCAGTTCGTTCTTTGAATGGGGCATGGCTATGTCACCCCTACTAGCATTGGACGACCACGAGTACACATCTAAGCAGGGAGAGATACTAGCCGAAGTCTATAGAAATGAGCATGGCGTGTACTGGCGACAGGTAGATGCAAAAATAGGACGTGAGATTGTGCGGGACGATCAGCACACCGCACGACTAGCGTTTTGGGTATACTTTGCTGGCAACTGCTACACTGCAGGTGAAGGGAGTTGGAGCTTCAACAACACGCCTCTACTCAAAAAGCTAGAGACTAAAGAAGATGTGTCTACTGTACGGTCACGCTTCAATACATTCATCAACACAGAACTCGGGTTCTGGAAAAAGTAAGGAGAACAACTATGGAAAATCTAGGATTAAAATTAGTATCAGATATCGTTGGCGATATTGGTAAAGGCTCTATAGATCGGCTCACTAACGGTTTAAATGCACAACAACTAGAAGTAAATGTTATGGGTAGTAGCCTCAAAGAGAAGGTACTCGGTTACAAAACTTCGCCGAGGTCCGATACGTCCTTGTGGGTTTATCGCCCACAGGATACCTACGCTATGGGTTATATTACGTACGATTATATGAACGATACAGGCGAACAAGACAGGCGTTACGCCGTGTTCTCGCCCAACATACTCAACAGGAAGTACTCGTATGGTATGAAACGCTACATGTCTAGCGCAATGCGTGGAGAAAAGGGTGTCTCCAACGCGGCAAAATACCTACGTCCGTTGACCCCCAAGCAGGTTCTAAAGCAAGCCCAACGTGAGTTTACTTCTGCACTACATCGCGTGAAGGATACAGCAAGTACTAAGGCGAACAAGGTCACAGCTAAAATCGACACCGATGTTTTCAGAGCTAAGAGGCTTGGTTCGCGTATCCCTAACCCACTGCAGGGAGAACTCAAGCGTATACTGCAATCAGATTACGTGTTTCTTGACAAGGAACTCGAAGTACTGCTAACCGAAGCGTTTGTCGCGATTGATGAACATAAAGAAAGCAGTGCGCTTCACGAGGCAAAACATATTTTTATCGAGGTAGTACAATCCCAAGGGGCAAATGTATTCCGTGGGTTTTCTGACGTGGGCGACAACTCTAGGTTGTTTCGTTTCGACGACAGCAATGAGAACAAGTTAGTGTACACACAGGAAGAACTACCAGAGAGTTTGATGGGTGCAATATCTGTGCTGTCAATGGTGGAGGCAGGCCAGTACGTTTCGGGCGTTGGGTATCGTGCCGCTGAGAATATGTTTTACATTAAAGGTGAGAGCGAGTGAGCGTAGGCGCAAGTGACGCTACTACGTACCGCGTGACAATACATCCCACCACAAATAAGGTTATTGTAATGTCCTTTGATCTAGGGCCTATTGACTCGACAGGTTTAGGGGTATATGACAGTATAAACGACACTCCAGAATGGGTTCAAGAACGTATTGCTACCCTTATGCTTGTTGACCCTACACCACCGACCAAACCTATAGAGGGTGTAGGTCATAGGATCGACAAGACTACCTATTGGATTTACGCTGATAGGTAGTGACACACTACCAATTTAACTTTGGGGGGCGTACAACCGCCTCCCATTTATGCCAGTTACCACACACGGAGATCAACAATGGCAACCACACCAGAAGCTAAAGTAAAGAAGGTAGTGACCAACTACCTAAAGAAGATGGGCGCATACTACTTCTACCCCGTTACGGGTGGATTTGGACGGAGCGGCGTGCCTGACATAGTCGCGTGTTACAAAGGGTTGTTCCTTGGTATTGAATGTAAAGCAGGGAAGGGGAAGACTACTGCACTGCAACAAAAGAACCTAGACGATATTAAAATGGCAGGGGGTTTTGATTGGGTCGTAAACGAAACAAACATGCACCAAACAGAAACACAAATTAAGTATTGGGCAACAACACAACAGGAATAAACAACATGAGCATTATTAATAGTATGGAAGCACAAGAAGTTTTTATTACCCACCAAATGCCTACAGGCACTGCCTTTGGGGTACGGGTAGATAACGGTGAGAAAGTTTTTATAAACTCTAAACTATCTAAGAAGCACACTATCGCTGAGGAAGAAGTACGGATGCTTATAATAATCCCAAACACTAAGATCGAAACGCCTTGGCAAGCTATTGGTGTATCTGGTGACCCTACATCGTTGAATAAATTTGTGAGCAATAGACGTAAAGAAGGATACAAGATATGATTGATATAGATACCCATTCAGTTGAAGAACGTGTGTGGGCGTATCTACTTACTAACCGTGGGGCAAGTTCTAGCCAAGTAGCTGAGGCAACGAATACGGACGTGGAGTATGTCGATAAGATGATAGAAACGATATCGTCACCCAACTGGAGAGAAGAAGCACCCATCAAGTTTGTAAAGGACGACAACGCTAAGACTAGGTACGATTTATTGCCACCAGAATTGCTAGAAGAAACAGCGAAAGTACTTACGTTCGGCGCACAGAAATACAGCGCGCACAACTGGGCGCAAGGTGCATCATGGAGCCGTTACTTTAGTGCTATGATGCGTCACATGTGGGCTTGGTGGAGAGGTGAAGATAACGACCCCGAAACAGGGTTTTCACATTTAGCTCACGCCGCATGCTGTCTTAGCTTTCTTATAGCTTATCAACGGCGCGGCTTAGGTGAGGATGATAGGGTATGATTGATACTAAGGTTAAAAATCTAGCCGCTTTACAACGTTCGTACGGTATAAAAGTCGGAGCGTTTGCCCCCGTACTGGAGAGGACAACTACACACGAAGTATGGAAGTTCGCCATTATACAGGCCGTTGAGGGGGGCTATGATTCTGTCTCCGAGTATTTAGTCGATCTCCTGACTGATGCGTACTATGACTCTAAGGCGTCGGAGGGGGAAAGCTGATGGACGTATACACACTCGACTTTGAGACCTACTACGACCAAGAGTATTCGCTATCCAAGATAACGACAGAGAGTTATGTGCGCGATCCACGCTTCGAAGTGATCGGCCTTGCTATCAAAAAGAACGACAAGGTTACGAAGTACTTTAACGATGCCCAGACCATCGAACGTCTACTAACGCACATAGACTTCTCTGACAGTGCTATCCTAGCGCAGAACACTATGTTCGATGGGTCTATTCTAAGTTGGCGGTATGGTGTGAAGCCGAAGGTGTGGTTTGACACTATGTGCATGGGTAGAGGTTTACACGGAATAGAGGCAGGTGCATCACTGCGGGCTTTATCTGAACGCTATGGTATCGGCGAAAAAGGTTTCGAGGTAAACAATGCCAAGGGTAAACGCCCCGCCGATTTCACTGCAGAAGAAGCTAAGAAGTACGGCGAGTATTGCATACAGGATGTCGAGCTAACGTATAAACTATTTAAGATTATGGGAGCTAACTTTCCGCGCACTGAGCTAAAGCTGATCGACGTTACACTACGTATGTTTATTGATCCGATACTTGACCTAGACCTTGGGTTGTTGGAACAGCACTTGGAAGACACGCAAGATCGTAAGGACAAACTACTGCGCGATGCAGGGGTGACAGACAAGAAAGACTTGATGTCAAATCTCAAGTTTGCTGACATGCTACGTGGTCTCAACGTTGAGCCACCTATGAAGATCAGTCTGACAACAGGCAAGGAGACGTACGCCTTTGCTAAGAGTGATGAAGACTTCAAGATATTGCAGGAACATGAGGATGATCGTGTGCAATCCCTAGTAGCGGCGCGCCTTGGAAATAAATCTACTCTTGAGGAAACACGCACACAGAGGTTTATAGGTATCTCTAAACGTGGACGTTTACCCGTACCGATTAGGTACTACGCGGCGCACACTGGTAGATGGGGTGGAGCGGATAAGATTAACTTACAAAACCTACCGAGCCGTGGGCCAAATGGTAAGAAGTTAAAGAGGGCTATCATTGCACCAGAAGGACACACAGTTGTCGAAGCCGACTCTTCCCAAATCGAGGCACGGGTACTCGCGTGGTTCGCGGGACAGAATGATTTAGTAGACCAGTTCTCCAAGGGTGAGGACGTGTATAAGTACATGGCGTCTAGCATCTACAACGTGGCTGTAGAGAACGTAACTAAAGATCAAAGGTTTGTGGGTAAGACTACAATTCTAGGTGCGGGCTACGGCATGGGAGCAGAGAAGTTCCAAGCGCAACTAAAACAATACGGGTTCGACATCGAGTTGGACGAGGCGCGGCGCGTTATCAATATATACCGAGAGGCTAACTTCAAGATTAGTAAGGTGTGGAAAGACGCTAACTATATGGTCAAGCAGTTGGCTAACAACCGCGCTGTGCAGTTCGGAAAGAAGGGTATCATTGGAGTAGACCCTGAGAACCAAGCCCTTATAATACCTAACGGATTAAAGATATTTTATCCTGATTTACATGGGGAGCAATCTGAGAAAGGGTTCGAGTATACATACAAAATACGTCGAGGCCGAACACGGATATATGGTGGTAAGGTTATCGAGAACGTGTGTCAGGCTATAGCACGTTGCATAATAGGCGAGCAGATGCTACTAATTAATAAGAAACACAATGTAGTACTAACGGTACACGATTCGATTGCATGTTGTGTACCCGACGAAGAAGTCGCTGAAGCACAAGCGTACGTGGAGACATGTATGAGATGGACACCAGACTGGGCAGAGGGCCTTCCTGTCGATTGCGAAAGTGGTACTGGCAAGTCGTACGGAGATTGTGAATGAAAACTAGAAAGTGCCGCGTATGTTTAGAACATAAACCTCTAAACCAGTTGGTAAGGGATAAGAGTTGCCGTTACGAGGTTGACGCTTTTTGTAAAGCATGCAGGAATGAACGAGGTTACTTTAGGATTCATGGTGTGGAGCGCCCTAAATCTTTAGACGTGTATAAATTAATCGCAGGGGTTGAACATAAGCGTTGCCCTACGTGTTCTAAATATAAAACATATGATAATTTCCACAAAAACAAAAAAGAAAATAAGGGGATTTCTGCAGGTTGTAAGCCTTGCAGGAACATATGGACGAAACAAGCAGACCAACGTAGCAGTGATGGTCTGGAAGATAAGTATATACGCAGAATCTTGAGTATGCGATCCAAGTTAAAAATGTCAGAGTTCCCCCAAGAAATAGTTGACGTTCATCGAGAAGTTATAAGAATAAAAAGATTTATAAAGGAGAATAACGTATGAAAAATGTTGTAGAAGTAAGGGACGCTCTTGCTAAAGCCTTTAAAGGGCTTTCAGATGGGACGATAGATTCCAAAGACGCTTCTGAAATGGCAAATCTAGCAGGTAAGATGATAAATTCAGCAAAGGTACAGCTGGATTATCATGCCCTACGTAAAGACGCACCAAGTATAAAGTTCTTACATGTAGTCGAGGAAGTGCAGGAATGAGTAAAGCCGACGAACTAAACAAATGTACATTTAAATAGGAGACTGGAAATGACGGAAGAACAATTTGACGCGCTGTGCATGGAGCAATTTATGCTCGCTTTGGACGCGATACAGAAAAATGCGCCGGAGGATTATGCTACGATAGGGCGCGACGAGTTCGCAAAGGTTGCGTATTCGGTGTTCTCGCAGGGTATTTATATGGGTTATAATCTAGGCGCGAAGATGGTAGCCGATAAGCTAAAAGAAAAGGGTGTAGCAGGGGAACATATTGTCCAATGAGTAAAGCCGCGCCGTGGTCGTTTAGTCGGATCAAAGCATTTGAGCAATGCCCCAAACAGTTCTACCATGAGAAAGTACTCAAGCAGTACCCGTTCAGAGAAACTGAGGCTATGCGCTACGGCACTGAGTTCCACAAGGCATGTGAGGATTACATAGGTAAAGGTACTCCTGTACCCGCCAAGTTCGACTTTATAAAACCTACGTTGGATTCCCTTAACGACAAAAAAGGCAATAAGATAGTAGAGCAGAAGTTAGGCTTGACTGCTGACCTAGAACCCTGCAGTTTCTTTGCAAAAGATGTATGGTTTCGAGGCATTGTTGATCTTGCGATCATAGACAAACAAACTGGGGTGGGTTGGATCATTGACTACAAGACAGGCAAATCGGCGAAGTATGCCGACAAAGGTCAGTTGGAGTTGATGGCGTTAACAATCTTTAAACATTACCCAGAAGTTATCAAGCTAAAGGCAGGGCTGTTATTCGTTATCGCCAAGAACCTTGTAAAAGCTGAGTACGAAATAGACTTACAGCAACTTCTATGGGGGAAATGGTTAGCAAACTATGCTAGGATGGAGAAAGCGTTCGAGGTGGATGTTTGGAATCCAAAGCCATCTGGTCTGTGTAAACGACACTGTCAAGTAGTTGAGTGTCCCCATAATGGAGCAAACTAATGCCATACGTGAATAAACCCCGCCCATATAAAAAAGAATATCAACAGCAGAAAGCAAGAGGAGAACACGAAGCTCGTATGGAGCGACAACGCGCCAGACGTACGATGGATAAGAACGGCAAAGATGCCAATAAGAACGGCAAAGCCGACAAGCGAGAAGGTAAAGATATCGCTCACAAGAAGGCACTAAGTAAAGGCGGCACTAACAAGGACGGGTACAAAGTCCAGAGCCGTAAGAAAAATCGAGCTGCGGGTGGTGCTATGAGCAGCCCCAAGAAAAAAAGGTAGTTACTCACTACCACGGAGAACAACATGGAAATTTTGAGGGACAAAGCAATAATGCTACGGGTACGTAACCCAAAGCAAATAACAACAGTTATCCCCAACAGCAAGGAGCTACCTATGAACAAGGTTGTCGTAAAGTGGGGGTTAGATGAAGTTCTATCCCTGCGTTCGTTAAACATATTCGCACCATCACCGATTACAAAACGGTACAGTTGGCCGGGGCAATACACGCCATTCGACCACCAAAAAGACACTGCGTCTTTTATGACGCTGAACAAGAAATCCTTTTGCTTTAACGAGCAGGGTACAGGTAAAACTGCATCAGCCATATGGGCGGCGGACTATCTTATGACCCAAGGCAAAGTTAAACGTGTGCTTGTTGTATGTCCTTTGTCGATTATGGACAGCGCATGGCGCAACGATTTATTCTCTTTTGCTATGCATCGCACAGTAGATGTAGCGCACGGGGGCAAAGAGAAACGTAAGAAGATCATAAACAGTGGTGCTGAGTTTGTTATCATTAACTACGATGGCGTTGAAGTTGTTAGGGACGAGATTGCGGCGGGCGGATTTGATCTGTTTATCGTTGATGAAGCTACACACTACAAGAACGCGCAGACAAAGCGGTGGAAGACGTTAAATAAACTAATCAAGGAAGACGATTGGTTATGGATGATGACAGGTACACCCGCCGCGCAAAGCCCCGTCGATGCTTACGGCCTAGCCAAATTGGTCAACCCACTTTCCGTACCGAGGTTCTTCGGCGCATGGAGAGATATGGTGATGCACAAAGTCACGCAGTTCACTTACAAACCGAAAGAGACTGCTAAAGATTCGGTACACCACGTACTGCAACCTGCAATCAGGTTTACCAAAGACGAGTGCCTTGACCTGCCAGACATAATATATACCAAACGCTTTGTAGAAATGACCCCACAGCAGAAGAAGTATTACGAAACACTACGCAAACAAATGCTAATGCAGGTAGCAGGTGAGTCTGTGACTTCGGCCAACGCCGCGATCAACATGAACAAGCTCTTACAGATCAGCGCGGGTGCAGTTTATACTGACGATGGAGATTCGATAGAGTTTGACATCAAGAGCCGATACCAAGCGTTGAGGGAAACCATCGACGAGAGCAGTCAGAAAGTGTTGGTGTTCGTGCCGTTCCGTCATACGATTGACATGCTCACGAACAAACTACGCAAAGACGGTATTACGACAGAAGTTATACGAGGAGACGTCCCTGCGGCTAAACGCACAGAGATATTTGCACGGTTCCAGAACGAAGCCGATCCCAGAGTGCTAGTAATACAGCCTCAGTCTGCCGCGCATGGTGTGACCCTGACCGCGGCGAACACAATCGTGTGGTGGGGACCGACTTCTTCGCTAGAAACTTACCTACAAGCTAACGCACGTATTCACCGTGCAGGTCAGACGCACAAGTGTACTGTAATTCAGTTGGCGGGGTCTGCCGCAGAAAAACGTATTTACCGCATGCTAGACGAGCGCATAAACATACACACGGCTATGATAGATTTGTACAAAGAAGTGCTTGACTAACTACCATACGATCGTATATGACGGTAAGACAAGTATAAAACGGAGAACAATATGGCTGTGTCGGTAGACAAGTTAGTTAAGGCGTACACTAAGATACGCGACAAACGTTCGGAGCTATCTTCCAAATACAAAGAGGAAGAGGGTAAGCTCCGTGAACAACAAGACAAGGTAAAACTTGCTTTGTTGGAATATTGCAAAGAACACGAAGTCGACAGTGTACGCACTGCTTCGGGTTTGTTCTATCGCACTGTGAAGCAACGATATTGGACGAGCGACTGGGAGTCCATGCACAAGTTTATCATGGATAATGAACTCCCTGAGTTTTTCGAGAAGCGTTTAAACCAAACCCATGTACGCCAGTTCATTGAGGAAAACCCTGACCTAGTTCCGGCAGGCCTTAATGTAGATTCTGAGTACGCAATCTCTGTGAGGAAAAAATGAGTGACATCGAATCACCATACGTAAATATAAACAAGGTAGTGGATTACTTTCAAGTGTCCCTATCTACAGTTCGCAAGTGGATATACACAGGTAAAATCCCTGCTAGTACCTACATACGAGTCAACGATGTTTATCGGTTTCGGCTCGACGAAGTAGAAGCGGCACTAGCTTCTGAAACCAATAAGGCTCATAAAGAAGCCTCAAAAACAAAAGGAGAGTAGTTGATGGTAGACCTATTAACTTTCGGGAGTGGTGGTAGTCCTAATCGGATTAGCCTCCGTGGTGGACGTTTCCACTACTCCATTGGCGGCGAGCACGTCAGCGCAAGTGATGGTCCTTTAAATTTAGTTATAGTGAACGCCGCAAAGCTGGCTCGTACTTACTATGAAGATGCGTACAATCCAGCAAGCCCCTCTGCCCCGACATGTTGGTCGCCAGATACGCAAAGACCATCTAAGGATGTTCCGATAGGCCGAAAGCAAGCTAACCGCTGTATGGACTGTCGACAAAACATCAAAGGTTCAAGCATCGGCGGAGGTCGAGCTTGTAGGTACTCGCAACGTCTAGCTGTCGTATTGGAAGGACAGATGAATACAGTTTATCAGATGCGTATCCCTGCTACGTCTATTTTTGGTAAAGACCAGAAAGGTGATAGGTCTATGCAGGGATACGCTAAGTACTTACACAGACACAAAACTTCATCAATATCGGTGGTTACACAGGTACATTTTGATGAAAAGTCTGTGACACCTAAACTGTTTTTTAAGGCTGTTCGTGCGCTTAACGAACAAGAACTCAAGAAGGCGCTTGAACAGAAAAGTAGCTGTGCGGCAAGCATAGCTACCTTACAGACCGTGTCGGTTCAATTAGAAACCGCAAGGGACAACTCTCCGTTTACAGAAGTAAACGGTTTTGAATATAACAAAGGAGAATACTAATGGCATCAGCCAAACAACTACAACTAATCAAGGGTGTCGAAGCCCACTACCCACGTCTTAATCAAACATACAGATTTGATAGGAGTGTTCCCCCTAAAGGGAAGACAGTGCCTTGTGGCCCTACCGAAGAAAATGCAAAGTATGAGACAAAGTTTCGTATGAACACTGCACAAGCTAAAGAATTGTATGATGCTATGGCATCTGCATACAAAGAAGCGGCGGAACCAAATTGGCCTGATATGCCGAAGCCTGCGGAAGTGTTTGAGAAAGACACAGACGGTAAGTATATCGGCGCGGCCCAACTAAAGGGTCAGTATTCCGGTGTTATTACCGAAAAACCTCTACAAGTGGACGCAAAGAATAGAAAATTACCTTCTGACTTTGAACTCACACACGGCAGTATTGTAAACATGGGGTTAACTCTTGTACCGTACAGCATGTCTACTCATGGCGTATCTTTACGGCTAAAGGCTGTGCAGGTTATAACATTAGCGGATAAGAAACAACATTCTCCGTTTGATACACAAGATGGTTTTTCTCTCGATGAAGATGATCCATCTGTCATATTCGGGGATGTGGCTGACTCTGCTCCTGCTGAAGTAGATGAAATGCCCGAACCAGTAAAGGTCGCCAAGAAGAAAGAGGTATCTGCTCCCTCTGCTAGCGAGGTTGATCTTGCGTCTATCGTAGACAACTGGGACGACTGAGGGGTCAGTAACCTAGTTTAACGATAGGCAGTTGCGGCGGGTTTGTTACCCTTTCGAGAGCCCGCCGCGACATATTTTTGGAGCAGTAACAATGAACAACTTAGATTTTTTAAAAGGATTACTCAGCGAGTCAGGGCACTATTGCGTGTTCGCCGTTAAAGGTAACGTACGCATACAAAAGTTTTACGATACTATTGAAGACACAGAAAGAGCTACACGTAAGTTTATAGCAGACGGGATGAACACATACTTCGCTTTGAGTACATTTAAAGAAACGACCAAAGATGCGGGACGCAAAGGCGCGAACGCACACGAGTTGAAGTCTTTCTTCCTCGACTTGGATTGTGGACCAACATACGAATACCCTACCAAAGAAGCCGCGGTATCTGCAGTACGTGATTTCTGTAAGAAGCTGTCGCTACCTAAACCCCTAATGATTAACAGTGGTCGAGGCGTACATGTATATTGGCCTCTTACCGAAGCAGTTTCGGCGGAGCAGTGGCTTGTAGAAGCCGGCAGACTAAAGCGATGTTGTTCTGAGAACGGCTTGCTTGCTGACCCTGCGGTTACTGCTGACGTTGTGCGTGTACTACGTATGCCGGGTTCAAAGAACTACAAAGAAGAGCCACCGCTACCAGTAGATTTCCTTGGTGTGTCTATGCCAGAACCTATTGCGCTAGAAGACTTTACATCCAAGCTAGGGGTTCTAGCGAAGCCAGTTATTAAGGCCGACTTGGGTACTGATGCTCTTTACGAAGCCTACGCCGAGAATACTGAAAATGTTTTCAAGACAATCATTAAGAAGACTGTCGAAGGTCGAGGATGCGAGCAGTTAAAGCACATTGCTATGAACCAAGCAGAAGTGAGCGAGCCTCTATGGAGAGCAGGTCTATCTATTGCAAAGTTCTGCAGTGACGGGGATATGGCCGCGGTAAAGATATCAGAGAAACATCCCGCATACAACGAAGCAGATATGCGCAAGAAGACGGACGAGATCAAAGGCCCATACACCTGTGCAAGTTTTAACGACCTTAACGAAGGCACATGCCAAAACTGTACTTTATGGGGCGAGATCAAATCCCCGATTGTACTGGGCAAGCGTATTCGGGAGTCCGAAGGCGAAGTGGTAGTATCAGCACCGATTCTAAAGGCCGGTATAAGGCAGTCGGAAGAGTTTGAGATACCAGAATACCCTAAGCCCTACTTCCGTGGAGCGGCGGGTGGCGTATTTTTACGAAGTAGCAACTCTGACGGGGACGTCGAAGAGGAGGTTATATACCACCACGACATTTATATTACTCGGCGTCTACATGACATCGAACTGGGCGAAACGTTAGTGTTCCGCTTACATTTACCAAAAGACGGTGTACGACAATTTAACGTGCCGCTTACCCATATAACTTCTCGTGAGGAGTTCCGTAAGTGCATGGCTAAAGAAGGCGTCACTTCATGGGGAAAGGCTCTAGATAAACTAATGGCATACACAACAAAATGGGTAGACGAACTGCAACGGACGACTGTGGCTGACGAGGCGCATCGCCAATTCGGTTGGGTCGGTGACGATATGGAATCCTTTGTACTGGGAGGCAAGCTAGTCACTGCAACAGACGTCGACTTAAACCCTCCATCGGCAAAGACAGCAGGTTTGATTGACTCGTTCGAGCCCAAAGGCACACGTAAAAGGTGTGTTGAGCTAATGAATTTCTATAACAAACCGGGATATGAACTGCACCAGTACGTGTTGGGTATAGGTTTCGGCTCACCACTCATGGCTGTTACAGGTCTAAACAGTATGGCTGTACATCTTTATGGTGGTTCTGGAGTAGGTAAGACCACTGCTCAAATGGCGGCACTGGGTATATGGGGCAGTCCTGACGACCTGATGAACAAACCCGAGGACACCCACAATTCGCGGATGAACCGTGGAGAGGTTATGCATAACATACCTCTAGTGTCTGATGAGATGACTAACGTCACAGGTGAGCAGATGTCTGAGTATGTTTATCAGGTGTCTGGAGGGCGTCAGAAAAACCGCCTGTCTTCTAACGGCAACATCGAACGCGTGCGGGGGAAACCTTGGCAACTACTGGCACTAAGCTCAGGTAACACAAGTGCATGGGAAGTATTGGGGCGGCACAAGGCTACACCAAAAGCAGAAATGTATAGGATGTTCGAAATTCATGTGCAGAAGAAGCACTTTATTAAGGGGCACAACACCGAGACTACCCACCTGTTTAGTGACTTCAAGAATAACTACGGGCATATAGGGGTGGAGTATATACAGTGGGTTATCAACAACAAAGAAGAAGTGCGTCGCACAGTAGATGCTGTGCGTGAACGTATAGACAAAGCCGCGGGTCTCGGCCCCGAACATAGGTATTGGTCTAACGGTAACTCTGTTATTATCGCAGGGCTTATTATCGCTAAGAAGTTAGGCTTTGTGGATTACGATGTAGGTGCCGTATACAAATGGGTTGTAGGGGAGCTTATTTCCCGCAACAGCTATGTCAATGATGTAGGGTCATCTGTCACCCAGACACTCAACAACTACTTGTCAGAAAACTACAACAACATGCTCAAGATTGAGAGCACCGAAGACCTTCGTGGGAAGCACGAAAATGGTTTAGACCAACTTGTACCTATCGGCGCATCGCCCCGCGGGCATTTGGTTGCACGGTACGAGCCAGATACCAAGTTATTATTCCTGCGCCTCAAGCCATTCCGAGAGTGGTGTGTCGATCAGCAGATTAATTATCAAGGCGTAGTGGATGAATTGAAGAGTAAGCTAGGTGCAAAGCGAACAAAGAAACGCCTTACTAAAGGCACTGACTTCAACCTGCCACCGGATTGGGTGTTAGAGATGGAGTTTGCAGCGATGGAGCAAGATAGTGACGGATCAGAAGGTACTTAAAGTTGATGACCTAAACCCTGACGGGCTACGGGTCACTGTTAACTGGGAGAATATGGGCGAGGGGTCGTCTATATTCATCCCTTGCGTCAACACCGAGAAGGGCAAAGAACAACTAAACAAGGTCGCAAAGCTCAAAGAATGGGAGTTTGATACTCAAACCTGCATCGAAAACGGCAAATTAGGTTTACGGGCGTGGCGTACTGTGTAACAATACCCGTACGACATTCTCCTATAAATGTTGTTCTCAACCTACTACTTGCCCTCACTTCGGTGGGGGCTTTTTTCGTTAAAAGCCTTGGAAACCTTTGTCGTAATCCTCAACAACCGACTGCATGAATGGAGTATATGTCATACCGCCTGTCATGTTCGAAGTCGTACGTTCGAAACTACGCTGAGATCGTTCTTTAGCCTTCGTCCCGATGCGGGATTTCTCTGCGCCTCTCGGAAGACCTTCGTTGTACTTGCTAATCAGGCGATCTGCCTCCTGCACCCCTTCACGATCCCCATTGCGTAGCGCCATGTTGCGGCGGCGTAGGAGTTTCGTACGTACACTACTTACAGCTTCTTCACGACGCCGAGCGTTCTTGTTGAACTCAAGCTGTTGGATGTAAGCCTGTGGTGCAAACCCAAGCGCCTGCATTGCAGCATTATACGCGTTTATGTCCTCAGTGATTGGGTCTCCACGACGCGTCGTTGCACCTTCATTGTAGAACCGTATGCCTTTAAGAAAGTTGCGGATAGCCGCAGGGACTACTGTTTCCACACCGCGCCTAACCGCCTGCATGTCCCCATCAACAAATCCTTGCCGCGCTTCACCACCGCCACGCAGGCCGCTAAGAGTAATACCTAGAACTGGGCCACCAATTTGCTCTGCGAACGTCCAGAGAGGGCTTTGATCTTTTTCGACAAGTGGTGGGCGGTATAATAAACTGTTAAGCGAGATACGGTTTGCTACGTCTATACCGAGTAGCTCGTTGGCTAAACCGCCATAGATACCTTCACCAGTGAATTTTCTTAATGCTGATTCGAAATCATCTTCATCATCATCTCTTAACATATTGTAAATAACGCCGAATGTACCCATCATTGGCATACCACCTGCACCTGCCATAACACCTGTAGAGATTAGGAAGTTACGTAGGCCCACTCGTGCGAGCTTGCGGTCTTTCCTGATCTGCTGTGCTTCGGCTTCGGTGACGCCCATATCTTGCATAATCTTAGCGACGTTTGTTGGTCCGATGGAGTCATGCCCCAACTTATACATCATGTAGTATTTGGCGATAGCGAAGCGTTTGAATAAGAACA